GGGGTCAATTTTGCTGAGTTTAATAAAAATCTATCAGGTTTAGGGGACGCAGTAGGCGATGCCGGCGAACAAGCCGACACGTTTGGTAATTCACTTCGTAGCCTAGGTCAAGGCATTATGCAGTGGGGCGGAATGCTCACTAATAGTGGAACTAGGTTATCAGATTTTGGAGACGCCATAGAAGCTTCAACAAGAGATTCTAATATAGCCTTTCAAGCTCTTGGAACAACTATTCGACTACTCATGGATGAGCTTACTAAACAAATTGCTATGTTCCATGAATTAAGTGGTGCAGGTTTACAATTTTCTGGAAGTTTAGTAAGATATAGAGAAATGGCAATAACTGCCGGCGTCGGACTTAACGTTTTTAAAGATGCTGTAGCTTCTTCATCAGACATTCTTGCATTGTTTGGTGGAAGTGTTACTGCCGGAGCTAAAAGATTTGCAAATATTAGTGGTATAATTCAAAAAGAATTTGGGCCAGCAATGAATAGACTGGGTATTGCATTTGAAACTCAAATAGAATATCTTGGAGACTATTTAGATATTCAAACAAGAATGGGTAGATCCCAAACTATGACCGACAGACAATTAGCTGACGGTACTACAAATTATATTCTTCAATTAGATCAATTAGCCACAATAACTGGTAAACATAGAAAAATGATTTCCGAACAACTGAAACAAGATGTGTCTAGCAAAAGACTTTCTGGATTATTCCAAGCCTTAGAGGCAGGTGCTAATGATAACTTAAAAGGAGTTATAGGAGCAATTCAAGGAATTGAAGACGCAGATATGCAACAAGGATTAAAAGATTTGATTGCTACAGGCGGAGTACCAATGACTGATTTTGGAAAATCTTTAATGCTATTGAATCCAGCCTTAGGTGCAATGGCTGAACAGGCTAGAAATGGTGAAATAAATGCATCACAATTTGCACAAGAAATACAAAGAACAGCTGAACTGGCCCAAGCACGAGGCAAACAAGATAAATGGTTAGCATCTATCTTAGATGTTCAAGGAAATAGTATTTTATCAGCAACAACTCAAATGGCAAGATATACAGAGTTTGGTACAAAATTTAATGAAACACAACTTGAACAACAAAAAATGGTTGAGTCTAATGATAAAGCAATGGCTGGTTTAAACCAATCATGGCAAAGATTAAAAAATATGTTGATTGATATGTTAATTCCTGCTATAGAAAAAGTGTCAGGTTGGATAGACGACATGGCGACAGGAATAGAAAAATTAACTAGAGGTGAAATGCCAGAATTTAAATCACAACTCAGTGCATTAGGTATAGCATTAGGAGGTATCATTGTTTTATATGGATCAATGAAACTTGCCATGATAGCTTTCAAAGGAACACTAGCCGCCGCGAGAATGATAGGTGGTGGCGGTGGCGTAGGCAGTATGGGTATGGTTGGTGCAATGAGAACTGCCGGAGCGGCACCAGTACGAGTTGCGGCAGGTGGAGCGGCTATCGGAGCTGGTGTCGGTGCAGGGGCCGCCTTAGCTGGTGCAGGAGTAGGAGCTGGTGCTTGGTTGGCTGGTAAAGGTTTAAAATCAGTAGGAACAGGATTACAAACATTTAATGATATTAATGCAGACAATATGAAAAAAGTTGCAAGTTCTATTTGGGATATGACAAACGCTGTTACTGGTATGGCAGTTAAAGGTCAATTTGCCATTTTGGCAAAAGATATGCCAAAATTTGCTAAAGGTTTGAAAAAAGGAATGAAAGAGATTGACACAGGAGCCATTGTAAAGTATGCTAATGCTATAGATGGATTAGGAGACGCATTCGGTAACCTAAAAAATAATATGGGTGGAGCAATATCGGCCTCCGGGAAGTCTACAGGAGATAAGATAGATACGTTAAATAGTACTCTAATGCAAATTTTATTAGAATTAGAACTTAACACAAGGTTTGCAAAAATTACTTCTGGTAAAGATCATACAGGTAATTTACAGGCGAGTATTGAGTAGTTAACATAGGATTAGATAAAAATGAGTTGGAAAAAATATTTTACGCAAGTACCAGTTAGAAATAATCAAACAGGACAGTTAAGTCCTGTCGGTAGTTCTTCAGGTATGCCATCTGGTCCTGCAAAAACTAACTATTCATCTTTTTTACCTGATGTTTATAGTGGTGCACCTAACAGAATTGAGAGATATGGACAATACAATGTAATGGATCTTGACTCTGAAGTTAATGCGGCTTTAGATATTTTAGCAGAATTTTGCTCACAACTAAACAAATCCAATGATGCTCCATTTATATTTCACTTTAAACAAAAAGCAACAAGCACAGAAATTCAAATTATAAAACAATACCTACAACAATGGTGTAAATTAAACAACTTTAACAAAAGAATGTTTAAAATATTAAGAAATGTATTCAAATATGGTGATTCATTTTTTATTAGAGACCCTGAAACTAAAAAATTGTTTCACGTTGACCCAGCAAAAGTTAGTAAAATAATTGTAAATGAAAGTACAGGTAAAGAACCTGAACAATATATTGTTAGAGATATTAATTTTAACTTTAAACATTTAGTTGCAACAACACCTTTTCAAACTACAGGTAATATTACTGGAGGAGGTAGTGGATATTTAACTGGTGGTGTTAGAGGAATGGTTGGAGCAAACTTCCAAGAGTCTTCAGGAACAAGATTTGCCCATGGGCAAAGAGAAATTGCTGTAGATGCCTCACATATTTTACACTTATCATTAAGTGAAGGTTTAGATAATAACTTTCCATTTGGAAATAGCTTACTTGAATCAATATTCAAAGTTTACAAACAAAAAGAATTACTAGAAGATGCAATTATAATTTATAGAGTACAGAGAGCACCGGAAAGACGGGTATTCTATATTGACGTAGGTAATATGCCAAGTCACCTTGCAATGCAATTCGTTGAAAGAGTTAAGACTGAAATTCATCAACGAAGAATTCCATCAGCAACAGGTGGCGGGCAGAACGTCATTGATAGTGCATACAATCCTTTATCAATAAATGAGGATTATTTCTTCCCACAAACAGCAGAAGGAAGAGGATCTAAAGTAGAAACACTACCAGGTGGTACTAATTTAGGTGAAATAGACGATTTAAAATACTTTACAAACAAACTTGTAAGAGGTTTACGTATTCCTAGCTCATATTTGCCAACAGGTCCTGACGATAGTCAAGCACAACACAATGATGGTAGAGTAGGAACAGCATATATTCAAGAATTAAGATTTAACAAGTACTGTGAAAGACTACAAAATTTACTTTCAGATGATTTTAATCAAGAGTTTAAAAAATATCTATTAGAAAAAGGTGTTAATATAGATATAGCTATGTTTGATCTTAAATTTCAAGAACCTATCAATTTTGCAAGTTATAGACAAGCAGAAGTAGACAATAGTAGAATAGCTACATATTCACAGTTAACAAATATTCCTTTTATATCTAAAAGATATGCATTATCAAGATTTTTAGGTTTAACACCAGAAGAAATGGCTGAAAATGAAAGATTATGGCGTGAAGAAAACGATGCAGACGCACAAATTAAACCTACAGCTTCTTCAGGAGAGTTAAGAACACAAGGAATTAGTACAGCAGGTATAGAACAGGATTTAGCAGGAGCAGAAGCAGAGGCTGAACCCGAAGCACCTACAGGAGGAGCATCACCAACACCTCAACAAGGTGGAGCACCGGTAACACCACCAGGTGGAACTCCTACGCCAGGAGCATAAATATTGATACAATGATATTACGTGAACTATTTTATTTTGATAAAGACAGTATGCAACCAGTAGACATTAAAAACTACGATGCTGGAAGTGACGAATCTGTAATAAACATAGATGATACTAGAAAAACTAGACTATCTTTACGACAAATCAACAGAGCAAGAAAAGCCGGAGAGTTTCATAAGGAAGAACAATCAAAAGAATTAGAACTTGTGAGAACAATGTACGGTGCCGCTAATCAACCAGAGATGTAATCTATGTCCGTTGCTTTTGTATTAGGCAATGGTATCAGTAGAAAAGTAATTCCACTAGAACCATTAAAAGAAAAAGGTAAAATTTACGGGTGTAATGCCATATATAGAGATTACCCTGGCTTATGCAATCATATTATTGCTGTAGATTCTAAAATGGTCTTTGAATTAGTTGAAAATAACATACCTAATAAAACTCCAGTTTGGACAAACCCTAATAGATCATATAAAAAGTTTCAACATTTAAATTTCTTTGAACCTAGTTTAGGTTGGAGCTCAGGTCCAACTGCTTTACACCTGGCTAGTATACATAGACACAAACTTATCTATATTTTAGGCTTTGATTTTATGGGTACACCCGAAGGTAAACATAACAACTTATACTCTGATAGTAAAAATTATAAAAAAAGCTCTGATGTTGCAACGTACCATGGTAATTGGAATAGACAATGTTGCATTATCTTACAAAAAAATCCTTCCAAAACTTATATTCGTGTAATTGCCGACCGAACAGATCCTACATTTAAGGCTGTAGATCTTAAGAAATTTACAAATTATCATGAATTAAAAGTTTCTGAGTTCAAACAAAGATACAATCTATAAAATTTGTTCAAAAAAGGTCCTGTTGGGCCTATTTCGACTAAAAAATAACGATTTTGTGTAAATAAATTGACGGACAGTCTAGAATACACATAACAGGAGATAAAAATGTCAGATAAAAAAGAAAACACATCTGTAAAAGCTGAATCTGTGGAAGCCCCTAGTAAATTTGAGCAAATGCTTGAAAAACTAGTTGCTGATGACAGAGCAGGCGCGGATGATCTATTCCACGAGATAGTGGTAGAAAAATCAAGAAGCATTTACGAAGACCTATTGGAAGATGATATTAAAGAAATCGAAACTCCAGAGGCTAGTAAGGACGTAAAAACAGCTGAAGCTGTAACATCTGAAGATAAAAAAGAAGATGACAAAGCAGAAGCTGATGAAGATACAAAAGAAGCTACAAAAGAAGACGACAAGGAAGAAAAAGTTGAAGAAGTTGCTAAAGAAGATGATAAAAAAGACGAAGTAACTAAAGAAACACTTGTTGACATACAGCCAGTTGAACAACCGGCTCCAGAAGTAGCAACAACACCAACTTCAGAAATAGGTATTGGCGGTGACGCAACAGACGACATGGTCGGTGATATTGAAGTAGACGGTGACAAAGATAATGGCGACGAAGCGCCTTCAGATGGTGAAGACCTTGAAGATCGTGTAGTTGACTTAGAAGATGCAATCGACGAACTTAAAGCTGAATTTGACGCAATGATGTCAGATGGTGGCGATGCAGAAGCTCCAGCAGACGACGAAGCTGGTGATGACGCAGAAGGCGACGATGATGCAGAGGGAGAAGCAGAAGCTACTTCCGAACTTGCTGGAAAAGAGCAGGAAATAGAGCAACCAAAAGTTGAAAGTAAAACAGTTGAAGCAAAAGCTACAGCAACTCAATCACCTAGAGAGCAAATGAGAGAATATGTTAATAAAGTAACAGCATCTAATACAGATGGTACTGATAATAGCAAATCTCCAGTTAATGCTGACGGTGGTAAAGGTGCAACAGCATCAGCGCCAGCAGTAAGTACTTCTACTTCTGAAGAAAAAGGTGGAAAGGCTCCTAAAGCAGGAGATCTATCTGGTGGAAACATCAACACACCTGGCTCAAAAGATGGTTCTAAATTAAAACCAGCAAAGGCTAACAAAGCTGACGGAACTGATGGTTCTGCTAAGAAATCAGCTATTGGCAGTTAATAATAAGAAAAGTAGGACATAGTATAGATGATATCTTTACGTGAGACACTGACCTTCGACCAAGCAAAAATTGTCGTTGAGTCCAAAGATGAAAAGAGCGGGAAGTCCTTATATATGAAGGGCATTTGTATCCAAGGTGGCGTTAAAAACGCTAACCAACGGGTATATCCTGTTAGTGAAATCCAACGGGCTGTCAGTACACTCAACGATCAAATTGAAGGCGGATATTCAGTTCTAGGTGAAGTTGATCATCCTGAAGGTCTTACAATAAATTTGGACCGTGTGTCCCATATGTTATCAAGTATGTGGATGGACGGACCTAATGGTTACGGAAAACTAAAAGTATTACCAACGCCGATGGGAAAACTAGTAGAAACAATGCTTAACAGCGGAGTTAAATTAGGAGTCTCATCGCGTGGTAGTGGTAATGTTCAAGAAGACGGCATGGGACCTTATGGTTCAGGTGAAGTTAAAGATTTTGAAATAATTACCGTTGATATCGTAGCTCAACCAAGTGCTCCGGGGGCTTATCCAACTCCCATTTATGAACACTTGTTAAACCAAAGAGGTGGATATAAGGCTTTAAACATGGCAAAAGAAGGACAGGCAGAAAATTATTTAAAGGATTCGTTAATTAATATAATTAACAAACTCCAATAACATAAGGAGAAAACATAATGTTAGATGCACTGAAATCACTTTTTGAGAACGACGCAATTTCGAAAGAGATCAGAGCGGAAATAGAGTCAGCATGGAACAAAAAGATTGGTGAAAACCGTCTTGAAGTTACTGCGGAACTTAGAGAAGAGTTTGCAAAGAAGTATGAGCACGATAAAGCAACATTAACTGATGCTGTAAATGCCATGGTTCAAGAAAAACTTGAACAAGAGATCGCAGAGTTCGCCGATGACCGTAAACAACTTGCAGAGCAAAAAGCCAAGTATGCGGTTCATATGAAAGAACATTCAGATAATTTGAAAAAATTTGTTTTTGAACAACTTAAATCTGAAATTGCTGAATTACACGAAGACCAAAAAGTTATGGCAACTAATTTTGCTAAACTTGAGGAATTTGTGGTTGACGCTTTATCTAAAGAAATCGCGGAATTCCACGAAGATAAGAAAGACGTTGCTGAAACAAAAGTACGTCTAATTCGTGAAGCAAAGGCACATTTTGAAAAAGTAAGACAAAACTTTATTAAAAAAGGTGCTGAAAAAGTATCTGAAGTAGTTGGTAAACACTTGAAAAAAGAAATAAGCCAATTAAAAGACGATATTGATGCATCACGTAAAAACGACTTTGGTCGTAGATTGTTTGAGGTTTATGCACAAGAATATACTAATTCATTCTTGAATAGCAAATCTGAAACGTCTAAACTTTTAAAAGTTGTTGATTTAACTAAACAACAATTAGAAGACGCGAAGAAATCAGCTGATGAGAAAGAAAAGATAGTCGAGTCTAAACAATCAGAAATCGATGGTCTTAAAAACAAAGCTGAAAGAGAATCTGTAGTTAATGAGTTAATTACTCCATTAAACACAGAACAAAAAGAAATAATGACGAATTTACTGGAGAGCGTAGAAACTGGAAAATTGCGTAAGCAATTTGACAAATATATGCCCGCTGTAATAAACGGTAGGACGCCAGCGAAAAAGGCAAGCTCAAGTACAGGCACAGAAATAACAGGCGATAAAATTGAAAATAACATTGGTAATGTGAGTCAATTCAATAGAAATATTGTAGATATAAAAAGACTCGCAGGAATCTAAAAAAGGAGAAAAACACAATGTCAGAACTAACAGAAACACGCTGGCAGGATACAAAGAGTGCGTTACTTGAAGGCCTAGCAGGCAATAAGAAGTCTGTAATGGAAGCAACTCTCGAAAATACTAGAAAGTATTTGGCAGAGGCGGCAACAGCTGGAGCAACTTCGGCTGGTAACGTGGCTACTTTAAACAGAGTGATCCTACCGGTGATTAGACGGGTTATGCCGACTGTAATAGCTAACGAATTGGTTGGAGTTCAACCGATGACTGGCCCAGTTGGTCAAATCCACACACTAAGAGTTAGATATGCTGATGCCAACGACGCCACAAATACAGATAATGATGTAACTGCAGGCGAAGAGGCATTATCACCATTCAAAATAGGTCAAGCCTATTCTGGAGACAAAACAGTTGGAAAAGGTGGCGGAACAGCCGGCTTAGAAGGCACTGGTGGTAACAGACTATCAATTCAAATCTTGAAACAGGTTGTAGAAGCCAAAACTAGAAAACTATCAGCTAGATGGACTTTTGAATCTGCTCAAGATGCTCAAGCACAGCAAGGTGTTGATGTAGAAGCAGAAATCATGGCGGCATTAGCTCAAGAGATTACTGCTGAGATAGATCAAGAAGTGATCAACTCTCTAAGATCATTAGCTCCAACTGAAGAAACGTATAACCAAGCGGCTGTATCAGGAACTGCTACATTCGTTGGTGACGAACACGCGGCTTTGGCTGTGATGATTAACAGAGTAGCAAACAAGATAGCTCAACGTACAAGACGTGGTGCTGGTAACTGGACTGTAGTAAGCCCTCA